TTATTTTACCCCCTTTAGTTTGTTGAGAACGACCACAAGCTCTTCTTTGGTTACAAAGGACTTGTACTTAATATCACCGTTTTCGTCACCGACAAATATATCGTTGCTTTCAGCCCAGTTCCGAGCATTTTGGGACCATTCGGACGGCTTTTGATTAGCACGCTCCGAAAGATAATTGTCAAGCATCTCGTTAAATTCTTCCTGTGTTATTTTCGCCATGAACTCCTTCACCTCCCCGATGAACCACTGCCAGTCCATGCCGTCTTTAATATAATTGCTGTCAATCAATATTCTTGGGCAATTCTTGCCTGTCCAATCAAAGTGTCTGACTATTTCATTTTCATTCAGTCCAAGCATTTCTGCTTTGTATGCAACAAATTCCGCCGCATTAATAAGTGTTTTTCTCCTGTCACCGCTTTCGCAGACTTCAACTGCCAGTGAATATTTATTCCCCTTTGAATCTCCGCAGTGCCAAGCCTCGGCATCGTCGGGGAGAGCCTGTATAATTACATTCTCTCCCACAACATAGTGCCAAGAAGCATCTCTTGTGTTTGATTTATTATCCAGCCAGTCCCGCTCGTTTTCAGCAGTACTGCCTGCATTGCCTGTAGAATGGACTGTTATGGTTGTTTTATTATAGCTTCCCTCAATACGCAGTCTGTGATTAAGAGGAAGTATGCGCTGAATAATATTCATACTATACTCCTCATTTCTTAAGCTGATTTGTAAGCTTATTTACAGAAGCCTCTATCATATTTTCTATTTCATCACCTTTAACCGTATAGCCTTTGTCGGTTAAAAAATTTATTACAAACTGTTTCTTGGCGCGGCCTTCGCCTGCACCTAAAATCTGCTCCGACGCAAGCACTCCAATGTCAACCCATGTGCTTAAAGCCTCAATCTCTGCCGCTGTAAGCTTCTTTTTCAACAGGGGTATAACAAAGGCAGTAACAATTGCCGTCGCCAGTGTGATTACACCTTCAAGTACCTGTGTTAAATCCATATCTGTATCCCCTTCTTCGTTTTACTATACTTTTATTACAGCTCAGAAAAAATTAGTCTATTATCTAAGCTGTTTTTTCCTCCAGGTCTTCTATTCTATGATTTGCAACCTTTATGCGTTCTTCCTGCAAAGCCACGCTCTGCTCAAGTGCATAGGTTCTGTCTATCAAGCTGTTTTGCTTTTCCACCTTTTGGGAAAGCTCAGATAACCGGTAGTCAATAAGCTCTATAGTCTTATCGTGCTGCTTTGTAACTTTTATGCCCTGGGCGTAGTTATTTATCATGCAGACAATAAGAGTAACAACTCCGCTTATAATTGCCGAAATAATGCCCTCGGACATAAACGTCACCTCTTATTCATTAGATTTGTCAGCCGTATCCTCAAGCAGCAGGTACATCTGTCTTAAAAGCTCGCAGCTTGCTCTTTTTAGTTCTTTTCCGTGAGGAACTACCGTTGTACTGCCATTTGATGTTATTGATGTATGGAACACAGAGTCATTGTCTTTGTTTTTAGTCAAATATACAAAGCCGTCTCCTGCACCGAATATTGTATACACACTTCCGTATACAAACGGCAGGCCTTCCCTTTCTTCCACCTCATCGGTAGCAATGTATCTTCCGAACTCAGCGGCAGTATCCTCCCAGCTTGTGGCATGAAGCAGTCCGTATTTATCTTTATAGAGATAAACAATACCGCTGTCTTTATTTTTTATCTTTCTGCCGTACTCATATGTATAGCTGTGGTGAGCATCTGCTCTTTTAAGTTCACTTTCCTTAATCTCTGTCATTCAGTCACTCCCTCTTCAATTAAATCCCAAACCTGTGTAATTACCGTTTCTGTCTCCACCCAATGAGGAACATCGGTTTCATTTAACGGTTCTGTAAAAACAACAGGCTTGTAACCGTTAGCTATAAACATGTTTTCATCATTTGTGAATATATCGATGCCATTTAATTTTATAGGCATTTTTAATGCCGATAAATTTCCATTCACTAATTTTGCGTACATTAATTTATCACCTCTTAACGGATAACCTTGTAAAGCCATATGTATAATTTGTGGATGATGGAGTATAGCCATGCTTTACAAATGTATCACCGTAATTAACCTGGTACAGATTATAATTAAATAACGGTGTTAAGTCTGCAAATGTTACTCCTTCTATCTTATAAATGCAGAAATGTGAATATGCGCCTTCAAAAAGGTATCTCACTCCGTCATCATAAAAATTACTTAATTTAACCGGCCATGTAGAAGACGAAGAATATGACTCACCATCAATCAAGTCACTGTTCATGTTTTTAAAGAAATTATCCATATTAACACCAAATGTCAAAACAGTTAAACCAATAGAACGTGCATTATAACTCGTACCATACAACAGTTTTATATCACTTGTTCCAATTTCAAGAGTAAGTATTGAATCGTACCTATGATGAAATAATGTGGTAACCGTTCCGTTAAAATATCTGAACACAGCAAAATTCATATAATAATAGCCAAAAATATAGTAGACCTTATTATCCTCAAGCAAAGCTTTACTTATTGTTGCAGACCCTGCTGTGCTCGAGTCGGTTCCACCGGATGTAATATAGTTTGCATTTGACAGTTCTTTCTCATAGTCATATCCGCTCATCAGCATTCTTCTTTGTTTCATCATTGGCCGCCACCTACTTTTTGTGCAGCAACAACACTGTCCTTAATAGATAACTCCCATGTTTCGCCGTTGCCAAAAGTCGGTGCATAACCAATATAATTTGATGTAGGCAAAGTAATTGTTATTGTACCGCTTGATGCAGTAGTTATTTTTAGCCAGCATTCAAAATTACCGTTTGGGTATGTCAAAGTTAATGATGTAACATTGGTTAGAACATATTCTGTATTATCTGCAATGGTTATACCTGAACCGGATGTTATCCTTTGCGGAACATTTAGCTTACTTGTGTCACTTGGGTGCACATGGTCAGCTCTTGCGTACTTTACTGACGTACCGACTGCTGCAGTGCCGTCCATATTTGGTGCTGTGCTTGATGCGTCATTAATATCAAGCGCAGCTACATCTGTGGCAGTTAAATTCACGTCACTAGTCAGAGGATAACCATTTATTGTCCTTGTCTGAGGAACACCGCCGGAAATTACATTAAGGTCGACATAGCGTTTTGTAGCCGGCTGGTAATCCGATGTAGGCACAAACTCTTCTGAGTTGGTTTTTGTAAGCACATCAGTTTTATCGGCCTTTGATTGGACAGATGTACTTAAAGAGCTGACTGAAGTATCAACATCATTATTAATTGTGTTTTGTGTAGTTACAAGTGAGTTAAAGGCTGGGATAACCACATCAAGGGTAAGCTCGTCAAAGGCTCTTTGCGCCTCAGCAACGGACAGGCCAAGCGGGTTATTCTTCACTCGAATACCTTTATTTGAGTACATAGCACTTGTAATCTGTGAAAGCTCGTTCATATTTTCACTTCCTTTCTTGAAGGTCAAAACCCCTAAGTCCCTGGGCTTTGCCCAGACCCACCACCCTTTAAAAAGGGTGGACCTAAATTTTATTTTCCGCAAAAATATACATTTTTGCGTGAGAGTTTCGCTCAAACCTTTGCAAAGGTTTGCAGAGTTTGAGGCAGAGCCTCAAGGTCTTGTTAGTATTTCTTAGCTGATGCATCGTTGTACTCCAGCGCAACGGAATATATCCCGAACGGTTCATCAGCGTTGTTGTTCTCCAGCTGAAAGCATACCTTGTCTACACGCCTGACATGTATCCTTCGGTAAAACGTCCTCGGCGTATTATCCGACGAAAAGTTTACACCGCTGAAGTCAATATGCGAAAAATCCATATATACCGCCTCAGCACCGCTGTCAAATAGCTTCTTCCTTACACCGCCGCTCTCGGCATACACCTCAACACCGGTTTTTATGCTCGCCGACAGCCTAACCCCAATACCACGGAATACCTTTCGTTTATAAAAGTCATGCCCCGATAAATCCGGCAGTTCCCAAAGAGCTGCTATTGCCTTTCCCTCATCGGAATATGAGCTCTGGCTCTCCTTATCTGTATAGAACGAGTATGTACCGCCGTCTGCCCTTCCAAAGCATAACGCACCGTTTTCCTCCCAAAGCACTCTGGCATTTATGCCCTCCCAGACATAACATTCGTACTGAAAAGATGAGTACGGTTCACCCTCTGCATACCTGCGCTGTAAACCGTCTAATATGTATATCCTTCCGCCTACCGCTATATAAAACATATCCTTGTATACAATAGCAAAGGCATCACTTATGTTTTCCGTACATAATGCATTGTTTATATAAAACGAACGGTTCTGGCTGTATTTCTCCCCACTCAAATCCTGTGATGTAATGGCGTATACCCCCAGATCGGTTATAAATAACGGCTCATTAAGCAGATACCCAAAACCGTGAGTGCATAAAGCCCCAGCACCCAGAAGTGTATTAATAATCGGAAAAACTGCCTCATTATCAGAGTTAGTAACACCCTGTCGAATAATAACGTTTTTTCCATCATCACTGTTTTCCTTGTGTGTAGCCAAACAGCCGTTTATTATTGAATACCCTATAACAGCAGCACCGCCTCTGCCCATAGCCGAGTACCATAAATCCCCGAAATAAGTCGGATCATATAGCGCCGAATACCAATCATAGGACGGCTCATTTGGATTGCCCGAAAGAAACAGCCTGTCCGATGCACCGTTTACACCATAGAGTATTCCAAAGGTGCATTTGTTTATTTTGTCTGCATAGCCATCTCGTGTTTTGTATGCCGTTATCTCTACGTTATCCATACCTGATACAGTCGGTGCAGTCGGTGCAGTTACGAATGTTACCATACCCAAAGCCCTGTCAACTGTAAAATCAGTGCCTTCCGTTTTATTCACCCATGTGCCGGAGGAATTCATAATACGTACCTTTACCTTATCACTGTCCAGCTCGTCCTCAGTCAGCTGATATTTTTTTGTTGTGCCGTCTGCCAAAAAAGTCTCCTTCCAAGCCCTTGAAATAAGATTAATTGGCTCATAAACAGTCCCGCCGCCTGCGGGCAGTCTTGAAATTACGATTGTCGGCACATAAGCTACATCAGTCAGCTTTTTAACAGCATATACATCATCGAACTTACCGTAAACAATAGCTGTTTTTCCGTCAAATATATAAAGCTTTTTATCAAACACAACCGCAAAACCTCGAGTATCGTTCATATCTGAGTAAACAACGGTATTATCAGCATAAAGCTTTACACCGGCGTGTACTATCTTAATACCGTCCATGAAAAACACACCGTTTATCTGACCGTCAAATTCCCCTGTCTTATAATACCCCATGCGTTTTCTGACCTTGCCCGGTACGTCCCTTATCATGTTTGGTGCATTGGGCGAACGGTGTATATCAACGTTATTCGGTGCATTGTGCAAGTCGACACCGTAAAACTCATCTATTGTCAGTACTCGTCTTTCAGGCGGACTCGGTACATTAAACCTCGACATAAAATAAACCGCCTCCTTACACCCAGTTTTTAGTTGATACAAATTTCATACCGCTTGTTTTAGGCACATCACGGTAAAGCAGTGCCTCTCTGCCGGACTCAAATTCATTTCTGTACATAGTCGCTACCTCTGCGTCCTCGTCTTTATAAAGCTGACTTGCCATATAAAGCGGCAAAAGCACCGCTGCCTCACTGTCAAGCTCAAGCTCATAGTCGTCGGTTGTATCAGCTGTTATCTTTGCGGGATATGCGTTGTAATAAATACGCCAGTCACCGGCATAAAACAGCACCATTTCATTTCCGCCGATTAATGTAAAGTAGTCACAGGCGGTATTATTTAAAAATACCTCATTATCCCTAAGTGAATAAAAATCCGACGCTTTTTCCTTAAGTTGAACCCTCATATTATCCTCTGCTGTTGAAATATCAATGCTTTTTACTATGTATTTACCGCATGTGGCTAAAAGCGAAAGTGCCTCATTAGCCACATGGGGCATTGCCGCAATATACGGTGCTGTTGTATCGTTTATTTCAACCTTGGAACCGCTTACGGCAAACACCTTCTGCAAGGTGGCAAGCACCGCCTCACCCCATGTCATATAAATCACACTCCTGTTTATGCAAGAACTGTACCGCCTGTTACACCCTCACCGCATACAGCGATTGAACGCCAGTTATTAAAGCCTGCACCAAAACGTGCTCTGCCCTTCCAGATATTAGCGTCTGTATTAGGCTCAATATCACTTCTGGTTGTAAGTGCAAGCCTGTCAACCCACGGCATACACATATAGTCCTTATTAAATCTGCTGTCGAGCATCATAAAGTAAGGCTTACCGCCTATTGTCGTGGGAAGATAGTTCCATACAAGCACGTTCCAAAGGCCCATCTGAAAGTTAACTGCGTTATTGTTTGAGTTAGGGTCAAGGTCTGAGCCTACTGCCTCAAACACCGCTCTTTTTAATGCACCGGAGTTAGGTATGATGATAGTATCAGGGGCAACATTTAGAATATTGCCGTCATCATCGGTAAACTTCTGCATAGCCTCCTGCATTGCGTCCATAACAGATACGGAGAATGCATTTGCAAATATATTTGACTGATTGGCACAGCCTTTTGTGATAGACGGGTGGGTTTTAGAGAAAAGGGGTACCCCGTCTGCTGATTTAGTTGTGTATTTCTTGCCGGCGAACTCGATTTCTGTGCCTGTACCGCCGTAAATAAGGTTAGCGGCAAACTTCTCACGGGTTCTGTTATAGCTGGTTGCAAAAATATTGGCTCTGGACTTAATCTTACCGATTTTAGCGTCCTCGACCATTTCGGCTGTTACCTCAAATGAGCTTTTCCATGTGGTTGGCTCGATAGTAATTGAATAACCTTCCTGCATACTTGTCATAGGGTATGCACCGTTCTCGCCGACATCTACAAAGTCACCGAGTGATGTCTCTGATGTATAGCGTTCGGCATAGTTTTTGGATTTATCCATATAAAAAATCTTATCGATCATTGAAAGCTCGGCGAATGATTCCACATTCTGCTCAATAACCGCTCTTATGGGCGCCTGACTCTTGCCGAATACTGAGTCATTAACACCACTGCCTTGTGAAAAAATAATTGCCATATTTTTTTCTCCTTTCTACAAAACCTCGGAACTCTGTTCCGAACCTTGTAAGCCTTTAAAAAGGCTTAACCTAAACTTTTATTTCTGCAACAATGTACATTGTTGCAGTGTGAAAATTTTTGCCCAGTATGCACCGCAAAGAAAGATGCGGACGCTCAAAGAGCGGCTTTGCAAAGCAAAGTGCTGACATTTATAAAAAGCTGGTGGGTGTGGGCGAAGTCCACAGTTTTATGCTGTAAATATCCCGTATGTACCTTTTGCCGACTTGTTGGTTACCTTAAAGCACCCTCCTGTTGTCTCCGTAATGCCTAAGCCGTCTGTGCTAAGCTGTACCTTGCTCCCAATACCCGCTTGTGCAAGCACCGTTTCGGTAAAAAACTCAATATCACTTCTGAGCCTAAGCACAGGATACCTCCCGTCAGACAGCTTCCCGCCTGCACATATAAACTCCGCACTGTCCGCACCGCTGGCCTTAGTAAGTGCACCGTTTGAAGATTTAAGTGCCTCTCCAAGCGCAGGCACCTCCTGAACCGATATCATTGCATAATACTCAAGCGGTAATGACTCGCCCGTTAAAATTTTATAAACACTGAACATATTCTGTTTCCCTCCTCAATAGCGTTTTTCTGTAATCAATAGCGTCTTCTGTAATCGCTTATTATCTGTGAATCATTCCAGTCGGGGAAAAACTCCCTGTACTGCTCCATTACCTCCATTGGCACACTTTTGTCCGCCCTTGATGCACCGCCTGTGCTTACCAAATGGCTCTTTGAGCGTAATGTGTTTAACGCTGCCTGTTTTTCAGCTGCCGCACGCTTTGCATAAATCTCCTCCGCATTAACTATGCCGTATGCCTTGTAAAGGGGAATACCTCTAGACCAATAACGCATAAGCTCCTTTGCATAAGGCTTGTTAAGCAAATCCTTAAGCGATGTTATTCCGCTGTCGGGGTATGCGCTAATAAGCTTTCTAAGCTCACTGCCAATAAACTCCGCAAGCTTGGCACTGTCAGTACCCATTGCATTACCGTCTTGTGCAGTTTGGCTGTTTGGAATCTCGTCAGCACTCATGCCGTTCATCTCCGAAGGGTCTGTCATTCCGGTCATGTTTGTCATGTCTGCCATGTCTGTTGCATTTTCCATTATTCGTTCACTCCTTTCATTATTTTCTTAAATCCTCACCTTTTTTGACTGTCGGCTTTTTATTGCCTTCACTCTTCAATGCTTTAACCTCCATGTTGCCTTTGTTCCCTATTTTAAGCTTGTCCTTCATATCTAAATCACCTCCTCACCCTCGGAATTATCTGCTGTATCCCGTATTCCTACTATTTTTCTGTCTATATCAACTGTATCAAGATAGTTTTCACACTTCGGGTTTGGGCACATTCTCTCACGCACCCTGTATGTATACTCCACATCACCCTCCATTACCGTCTCGTCATATGCCGATTGTATTCTTAAATCAATACCGCACTTCGGACATTTCATTTTGCATCACCGACCTTTCTGTTTACTATTTCGTTGTTATCTTTGCCGCCGTTCTCTTCGTCTTTGCTGTTCTCAAGCCTTCTGCGAATACTGTCTCTTATCTCCTTCGCATGCGGATAATGCAGACGCTCAAGCTCTGTCCAATAAAGCAGTCTTGTACTGTCCTCGCTAGGATTGCCATATGCTCCGCCGGAGAAATTCTCCTTGGCTTCATTCCACATCAATTCTCTGTTGCCCGCAGGAAGTGTTGAGGAATCAACCGAAAACAAGAAATCATCGTTCCAGTAATACTCACCCGCCGAGTCCTGTTCAAGGAAGTCATAGCGGTTAAATGTACGGTATTCTATGCCGTTTTCGCTTTGAGCGCCTGCTACATTCAGTTTTTCATCCGCATAAGCAAGCAAAAACTTGAACATTATCTCAAAAATCCTGGCATAGGCGGCACGCTTCATGACTCGCTTGCCCTCCAGTCTGCCGGCGGACTGCTCAGCGGCTATCTGTTTTGCCTTACCGCTTAATGCAGTGGGGTCATATCTGCCCTGGAAGCTGTCGGTTATGCCTATTGACTGTCTGGAGGCCGTATACACACGCTCCTGATACTCCATATCACGGCTGATGTCAGGCTGTATATTAAGCACATCAATAAGCTGTTTATCGCTTATATTATTAAGCTCAATTACCTTTAACTCCTCATCGGTCTTGCGAATGCTTGCGCCTCTTGGGAATGTCACATAACTGCCGCCCTTAAGCAGTTTCTCCTGTATTTTTGAGCCGAGCTTTTTAATTAGCTCCTGTTGGTCTGTGATTTTATCAACGTCACTGTCACCCAACAGCTGACCGAATACAGAAACATTTTTCCTTAATACAACAGGCATAATATTTGGTGTATAAAACGGTATTTTAGTGCCTTTTTTTATTATTGTGCCGTCTGTTCTTACCACATCAGCATTAAGCATCTCATATTTTTCTGCTTTAAGTGAGAATGAGTGTGAACCGCAGCTGCACTCGTCTTCAAAGCACACCGAACCACAGTTATTACAACGGCGTAATATACGGGACTGATAGTCGCTAAGGTCCTCAACCACCGTATCATTTACCCAGCGGAAGCGGCCGATAGTTCCATCCTTATTGCGGTAATATGCAGTATTAAGTGTGACTATATCCTCCGAAGGGATATACTCGCCTGTTGCTCTTGCGCTCGGGTTTTCCTCAAGCTCATTGGCTACGTCAATACCAAAAATACGCTTTATGCTTGCTTTTGTTTTTGCAGTCTGTATTATTATGTAGTCCATTTCGTTTATGTCTGTTACTGCACTCTGGGGTATAACCTGTTTAGGGTGCAGCAGAGTTATATTCAGCCCGCCGTCCTCCGAATGACCGCCCTTTGTCATATCCCACTCGATTAGGAAAAAGTCACCGCCCTGTATAGGTGTGGTACGCTCGTCTAAATCGTTAATCACCTCAAAGGGCAGGCGGTCAAGCTCATTAGCTAAAAACGCCTCAATAAGCTCGGCTTTTGGCTCATCACCTCTGCATCTGGCTGTTACCTTTGGTCTGGGGATAGTAGTTTCGGCCTCAGCCTCAATCAATTCAGACACTATGTTGCGTACACAGCTTGCGTCTTTTGCATTTGGTGAAGAAAAGACTGTATGTGTGCCGCAGTAGAGCGCCTCACGCTTATCCATCAGCTGAAGGTCATCGCTATACGACGTCAGGCTATTGTATAACCTATCCTGCCAGCAGTGCAGTCTATTGTTTTTATCCATTAAAATCCTCCTTTTTACCTTTTAAAAACCGTGGGCTTTGCCCACACCTACCACCCTTTAAAAAGGGTGAGCCTAAACCTTAACTCTGAAACAACGTACGTTGTTTCAGAAATAAAGCTTAGGTCAAGCCTTCTCGAAGGCTTGCGGAGTTTGAGGCTAAACCTCAAGGTCTTGCCCTTACGGTTTCCCGTACTTTGCAATGAGGTACTTCTTTCCCTCATCATCGCTGTTCTCGTAATCCTCCCACATGTCCGCCGTCCAGCGTACACGTGCCGTCTCCTCCTCAATAGGTATTTCATCACACTCCGGCATTATGTATAACGCAATCGCCAATGCCATCACTAAATCATCATGCGCCCCATGCTCTGCCTCCGCTCGCCCTCTAGCATTTTTAACAAAGCTCAATAGCTCCTTTAATGTCTCTGTGTCCCTTAGACAGTCGCTTTCCTCACGTATAAACTTGACTAGCCCGCTTATTATAATCGGCCGCGTCACCATGGTTGTCTTAAACCCGTATGCCGTTAATAGCCTCCCCGAATAGCTGTCCTCCTGCCTTCGTATGTATTGGTTTTCATATCCCAGCCTAGTCAGCTCTTTAACGGGAAATGACGAAAAATTAGTCTCTATGCCAACCAAAGCATTATTGTAATACTTCCCTAAGCAGTAAACCTGTCTCGCATACTCGTCCTCGTCAAACTGCTGTTTCAGTACCGCCGCCTGCCTGCCGTTCGATGTATCCAAAACCTGTGCCGTAAAATAATCACTGCCCTCGCCTGATGTATCCCCGCCTATTACATACCTGTGATACGCCTTTGGTCTTTCGTATATCTTAATAAAACCGTACTTGTCACTTTTAAACCTTGCCCCTGTCAACTTTCCGTTTTCTTCCCTGCATATAAACTTGCCTGTGCTAAGCGGCTTTTTGTTCCTAAGCTCTGCTAACCGCTCTATTATCCTGTTCTTGTCAAATACACACCTTCCCGACAAAATAAATGCCTCCTCAGGTGCCGACGGATACTCCTGCCTGAATAACTCCTCATCATTACCGCAGTTGTTTCTAATGCACCACCTCCGCCATGCCAGCTGTTCATTATCCAGTCCATAAGCCCTCTTAAGTGCAAGCTCTGCCTTGTTCAGCAAAAACCCGTCATACTCCCGTCGGTATTCCTGCATCTCATGCCACGGAAAAAACACCGGTACAAAATCCGTTTCACCACTAACCGCCCTGTCCCAAAACTCCTTAAAATACTCACAGCCGTTAGCCGTTGACTCCAGTATTACGTTAGTATCATTGCTGTCGGGCACCGCCTGCATAAGTCCGATTAATATCGCTTTTTTGTCACCCTCCCAGAACGCCACCTCAGATGCATGAACATTTGTTATTGTTTCACTTCGTCCCACACCTCGCCCCCCGGCTGTTACGGAACGTATCCTGCTCCTTAATCCTCGCTCTTCTGTGTTTTTATTTGGGTTCTCAAATAGCATCTCCCGCACATTTGCACTGTTTCGCATAGGCTTTAATACCTCCGGAAGTTCCTCATAAAACAGCTTGTTCATTGAAAACAATCCCGCTGCCGAATCATCCTTGTGAGCAATCAGCAGTGAATTTATATTTTCATGGGTTACCGTGTTATGAAATATCAATGCTTCCGCCAGCGTCGAAAACCCCATCTGCCTTGCCTTCAGTATTATTATTCTCACAGGTTTTCCTGCTCTTTTTTCTTTCTCTATTATCTCAAGCAGTCTTTTCTGTGGATTATTAAGCCTAAAAGCCTCTATCTCTCCGTTCTTGGTTCGGATCTTGAGAAACTTTTCAGCATACTGCCTGAAATCAAATAAATCAGTCATTTCTCGTCACCGCCTTACTTTGACTCAGCGGTACGGAGATATTCCTCCAATGTCATATTTTCAGCCGAACCGTTAGCGTCATTCATAACCCCTGTTACTTTACACAGCATCTCCAATGCCTTAAGCTTTTCAGAGCATTTCACATCGTCGCTGTATGAAAAGGCAATTTCCTTAAGTCTTTTAATAATGTCATCCTTTGTTATTATCTCCTCCAT